CTTTTAGTTCACTAATGTCAATATAGTAAGAAGCCCAGTAGTCCAATTCCTCTTTAGTAAACTTCCTTGTGATTACTTGTATAACAGAATATCTCTTTCCAGCCTCTTCAGGTTGCTTGTACTCTTGTTTTATTTTTTTATACTCACCAGTTTCAACTCCTGAAGTTATCCCTAAACCGAATTGAACATCTATTATTCTCAGTGCTTGATTATAGTCACAATTATGTATTTGTTTTACCAAAGATATACAATCTCCACGCCAATTGGAATCAGCAAAATCAAAATGATGAATTTCTCCTCCTGAGTTACTTATAATAAACGAAGGATTTTTATCTCCTCTTATCCAATTACATACAACTTGATTTAATTCAAATTTTCTGAAATAGTGACGATATACATCATAAGGAGTTATCTTTTTGAAAATTGTTGATAGAGATAGTTCCTCTCTGGTTTTTCCTTTTATCATATGGTAATTTTTTCCAATTTTCAAATATATTATATTTTCTTTTTAAATATAAATCAGCATCTTTATAAATATAATTACTAAATAAAATTGCTTTAATTCTGCTTGACACAGCCCACCAATATACATTATTACATCTTTTTTCTTTTCTTATTGTCCCATATATTCCTTCTTTATCTAATATTATTTTTACTTTACTCAAAAATTCTAAAGTGCCCATCATTGTAGTATTACATATTAATCTTTTATTAACATTAGATACGTGTCCATCTCCATCAAAATACCCTCTAATAAAATGAGGATATAATTCTTCAGAGAGAGTTTCTGGAAAAACCAATGTTAAAGATTTTTTAGGAGTTAGCCCTATCTTTTCTAAACTTTTTCTTATTTTATAAGATGTAAGTATAAGACTACATGATCCTGATGATGTATAAGAAGTACTTCCTATTCTCTTTGGAGGATTATTTATTAATAATCTATTTGTTCCAATTTCATTTCTAATTTGGATTAATATTTCCTCATCACCAAGTTGTAAAACTAAGCATACTTTATTACAATTACTCAATAAACATCCATCAGCATATAAAAATCCCAATATATAAGCTTTATTAGGATTATCTATATTATTAAAATAATCATGATTATATATATATTTGTTATTATAAACTTTTTTTAGATTATGCTTTGTTTTTATATTTTTTAGTGAGGTACTGCTTATATTTAATTTTTCACATACTTCTCTACCATTATATTCTTTTAATAAAAATAGAGATTTTTCTTCTATTTCCTTTGTGATATGTTTATGGTAATTACTTTCTCTATCTTTTCCTAAATATATATTTAATATTTTTCTTATAGATTTTCTATCTCTATTTAATAATTTAGCAATATTTTTTACATATTCTCCTTTGTTGTAAAGATTTACTATAATCTTTTGCTCATCTTCTTTTATTATTCTAAATGGTTTGCTCATGATATCTTTTTATACAAATATACAAAACAATCTCCATATAACCAAATATAAAAGAATATAAAAAATAAAGCCCCTACCTTATACAGTAGGGGCTCATTAATGAACAAATTTATCAATTATAATCTTGCAAGACGTACTTTCAACACTTCGTTGTAAGTATACATTGCTCCTGCTTGAATTAGCAATAAATCCTTCTGAATTGGATCTATTTCATCAGCTTTTTGACTCTGGTTAAATTCATTAAGCTTGTTAAGCTTTTCTTCTAACTGTACCTGTTCTGCCACAAGTCTTTCTTTAAAATCACTCATAATTTTATATTTAAATGTTAATAATTAGCATCTGTGTCACTAATCACTTTCTCAGATGCTGCAAAATTCATATCACTGGAATAGGGAATAGCTTCCTTAAGATAATAAAAGTCACGACAACCATACTCTCCATGTGTAATATCAAGAATAAACTTCTCAAAAGATTTCAAATCTCTGGGTTTCTTATTCTTAAGCCTTACTACATTATCAGGATTTGTAAAGTCTACAGTCCTGAAGAACTTCAGAGCATAGGGAGCTAAGAACCCTCCGGTATAGACCTTCTGATATTCTTTTAATCCATCTTCAGTTTCCTTAACAGTAATGGTAGCCATTACTACAACTTCACTTGCCCATTCTCCTGTAAGTTGCTCTCTTATTTCCCTTATATTTCCTTTCATCAACTTCTTCCAGTCTAATTCAAGAGTAGTATCAGGGTCTCTGTAATCAAGGTTAGAGAGCCACATCCTTAAGAAGGTATAGAATTCTTCTTCTCCCTGATAGGCTACTCTGTAATCCCTCTGCCTGAACCATTCAGGAAGGTGGTTAGGGTCATCAGCCCATGAAGTTACACCTACAGTATTTATATACTGTGTTTTAGTAGCATCTTTATTCTCTCTCTTCTTATTTTCCAAGAAGAAAGTAATCTTAAAGAGTTCATTAACTTTATCTCCACTCTCTCTGGTTCTTTCCTTAGTTTCCTGCAACCAGAAGTCTACTCTTAAATAGGTATTTCCTTCTTTGCTCTCTCCAAGGTACTCAAACCTCTTATCTTCTTCTTTCACATCATTACCTGTCATCTCTGCATATTCTTCTGCAGAGGGGTTGACAGCAATAACTTTACCACTAACAAGGCCCACATACTTAGGGGCTACTTCAAAATTTTGGATTTCTCTTTTCTTTCCACCGACTGACATACATTACCAATTTTAAATTATTCAATATTATTAAATTTATAACTCCACTTCTCTACTTCTTCTTCAGGATTAATTACATAAGCATTTATAGCTTCCATAGCTTCTTTAATTGTTGAGAATGCAATATTTTTACATCCTATATTAACTAAACATCCTATAGATAAGAAAGTTATTCTTATCTCATATTGAGACAAATACTCAATTCTACTTCTTTTTTCTCTCTTAGCACAGTCTTCTATCCCTCTTGGCCATTCTTCTACAATTGGTCTTGGTGATTTTGATCTGTCCTGACATAATACTTCATTCATATTTTACAAATTTTAAGTTATTATTCTTCAGAATTAAATTTATCATTCCATTTTCTTATTTCCTCTTCAGGATTTTCAAAATAATCATTAAGAGCATTTATCATTTGTGAAATAGTTGAAAATCCTATAGAGCGACATCCTACATTTACGATTGCTCCTGTAGCAAGCACTTTAATATTAATTTCATATTCTCTTAAATAATCTTTCTTAAATTTACTACTTCTTTTTTCGAGTAAGTCTCTCCCCATTGGTTGAGGTCTATCTGTTTTAACACATCCTTCTTCAATCATACTTTACAATTTTTAGTTATTTATAAATATTTTCCCAATAACTTATTAATTCACCATCTTTATTCATCTCTGAAATAAGAATAGTTCCTTTTAAGTAAGGAGCTCTACTCCCAGCAAGTATACTATCATTCAGAACATCAAAATTCAAATATCTCTTATTGCCATCAGCAATCATTTTAGCTGCTGAAGTCACTTTTGCCAAAAAGATATTTTTCAGTTTTCCTGTAAGAAATATTTCAGAACCTACAACTTCTTCTCTTCCTCCTTCTCTTATATACTTATCAGCCACATGAGCTCCATATATCCTATGAGGACTAATTATTCTAAAGAACTCAATTTGCTGTAAAAGCCAATCTCTTGTCCATCTATAACCAGCTCCTTCAGGTAAGGTTAACACAGATTTCCAGTCAGGATCACTATAATCAAGTTTTCCTCCCTCTTTATCTCTATTAAACTTTTTACCTAAGATACTATCCATAAATGATAGAGTTCCTCCAATTTCTGAAAGATCGTCTAAGTCACTCATTCCATCAATAATAAGAAACTCATACTTACCTTTGTTCTCCATCAAGAGCTTTCTATATCTGATATAGTTTTGATAGCTCTCATAACGAGTAGTATCCTGTGTTACATAAGTAGTTAGTTTACGAGCATTTACATACTCATATCCTCCCTTTTCTAAATCTAACACAAGAGCATTTCTCTTAGTGGTGAAGTCTCCTAATATAGTACTCTTACCCATCTTAGGCAAAGATACTAAAAGAAGATCTCTAGGCCATACATTTTTAGTTACTGTTGTCACCTCATCCGGTAACTCTAATACACTTTCTTTAACCATACATATTTAATTAATTTAATTATTTACCAAAAATAATGAATTTAATTAGAACTTCCAAGAGATTTCACTCTTTTTAACTCTTCATCCAATGATTTTTTCACAAGCTCTTCGATGTGATGTTTTCTTGAATATCTAAAATCATCTTCTCTTTGTCTTTTAAATTTTGACTTAAAGTTCTTTTTCATTTTTATTTTCTATATACCCTAAGATGTAAAAGAAATCTTTATTGATATGTGCAGGAGAAATAGCCTGTTCTATAGTTATATATTGGAGGGTTTCATGGGCATATCCAGCAGCTAAAGCATGAGAGAAATTTGAAATATAATTATAGTTATGGCTGTGTATTAATATTTCCTCTCCAAATTCCTCTTGAAGTTTACAAAGAAGGTCATATATATCTACAGCCTCTCTGGAAAGAGAAGTTTCCTTTCCATGATCCTCCCATTTAATAATGTAGTAAGTTCTCATAAATATTTAATTTTTTTATCACTAAACATTGAAAGAGCTTTCTTGAGCCAATCTCTTTCCTTCTTCTCCGTAGAGCAGACAATATAAATTATTGCCTTCTTATCAGGATTATCATACTCTAAGCTCATTGCTCTGTTTATACGCTGTGTTAAATTCTCATTATTACTATCAAAGTAATTGATAATCACCTTGTTAAGTGGAGTATATGTTACACCGGTATTCCCTATACGAATTACGGCAAGTTTATCTACTTCTCCTTTCACAAAGTCTTCAAATACTTTCTTCTCCGAAGATTTGGAGTGATAGGAAGGTATTCCTAAAGAGTCAGCAATTTCTGTTCTTCCACAAAAAACCAACAGACGTTCATCTTTAAATTGTTCTATGAGCTCTATAGTTTTTCTCTTTTTAGCAATAGACCTTTGAAGGATTTCTATAAGCTTAAGTCTTACATGAAAATTAGGTTCTCTTCCTTCTTTATCTTCCTTCTCCATTAAATACTTAAAACTGTTCCATCTTGCCTTCTCAGTACTCCATCTCTTTCCCCAATTAAGCTTTGTCTTATTATCAAGCTCTACAGAAACAATGTTGATTTCATAGTCAGGAAGTATTCCTTCTTCTATAGCTTGCTCCATAGGATAGAATGCCACTACAATTAATCCCAGCTCTTCTCTAAGGACTCTCTGTGTCCAAGAGGACAATGTACCAGTAAGACCTAAAAGTGGCTTGTGAAGCCTCTGGTGAAGTGTACGAAGGTTTTCTATCTGTTTCTCACTAAGAAGGTGAATCTCATCCACAATTATAAGATCAAACTCTTCCTCTAAATGCTTATGAAGAGAGACGAAAGTAGTGAAAGTAACATTGCTATTCTCATATCCCCTTTTCTTAAAATCTCCCAGCCAGCTTTGTTTTATTTTAACATCTGGATAGGTTATAAGAACTCTGCAATCAGAAGGAAACTTCTCCAATACATTAATTCCAACAAAGGTTTTTCCTGTCCTTGGAGCTGCACATATTATTCCGTACTTTCCTCTCTCCCACCAAGCATCACTAAGTTGTTTCTGTCGTAAATCTCTTAACTCCATTATCTATTTTCCAAGAAAAAAGTTCCGTTAAACAAACTATCATAGTCAAATCCATCCATATGATCCTTATGAGGAAGTTCAATGAATGTCCCCGTAGCCCCGTGAAATGCAACTCCACTTCTAATTGAGTCTACCCCATATGAATTTTTCAATATCTTAATTGATCTAAAGTAATTAGCTCCAGAAGCAGGATCAACAAATTTTTTTACCTTATAAGAGAAATCTTCAGTTCTTGCTCTAATTGGATCAAAAATACTGATGACACAATCGCTTGCTTCTCCAGGATTCCCACTTTCTTTCACCTCATCTATAGAAGGTTCTGTAGCTTCTTGTTTAGTAAAAAGAGGGTTGCTTAGATTTCTGTTCATCTGACTTACTAATACAGGAATATAACCTAACCCATCTCTCATCCATTGTAAATACTCTGAAAGTTTATCAATAGCTTCCTTTTTAGTAGTATACCCTTTTTCTATCTTAGTAAGTCCTATGTGATCTATACCTATTATTACTACTTCATTATTATTCTTAGGAATATACACCCTCTTAAATTCACTCTCTTCTTCAAAATATCGATTCTCTTTGG